CATGGCAGATGTAACCAAAGAAATTGTACTTGAGGTTGGCCTCAAGGATTCCACCGCCGCTGGAACGACCAGCGCAAAGACCCGCCTGCGGGAACTGCAGAAGACCCTTGCGGACATGGCCCTTGCAGGCCAAGACGGGACGAAGGCATTCCGTGACATGGAACGGGAGGCGGGAAAACTGAAAGACCAAATCGGGGACACCCAGCAGCGGATTAAGAACCTCGCTTCGGATACCCGAACCATTGACACCTTCGTCGGGGCCATCCAAGGTATCACGGCGGGATTCCAAATCGCCCAAGGAGCAGCGGCACTATTTGGAGCGGAGGAAGAAGAACTGCAAAAGTCCTTGGTCAAGGTCCAAGCGGCCATGGCCCTCGCCAACGGGGTGCAACAGGTGGCCAACCTGCTGAACAAGGATTCCATCCTGATAACCCAAGGCCAAGCGGCAGCGCAAGCCCTCTACGCCGTGGCGGTGGGAACAAGCACGGGAGCGATGAAGGCGTTCCGCATCGCACTCCTTGCCACGGGTATCGGTGCGGCAGTTGCGGCGGTTGGTCTGCTTGTGGCGAAGTGGGATGAACTGACCGCAGCGGTCCGTCGTTTCTTGAACCTACCCGACCCCAAGCAACGGGCAGCGGAGCAGGCCATGGCCCTGCAACGGGAGGAAGCACAGTTGGAGCAGTATCGCCAAGCGTACAACAAGCACACCGACGGCCTTATCAAAAAACAAGAAAAAAGGAGGAAAAAAGAAGCCCAAATTATAGAACAAAGGAAAAAAGACGAACTGTCATATTTAGAATGGAAAAGAGAAACCGATAAACTTTTTTCGGAACTCGCTGAACAAAAAGCACAAACCGATGAGCAGAAAGAGATTGATAGGATGCGGAGAGAGGCAAAGCGTAGGCAAGATGAAGCAAAAAGAGAGATTGATACTGCAAACGCCAAAGCCGAAGAAATCAAGCGGATTGAGCAGGCCGTTGCTGACTTCAAGGAGCAGGCCACCTTTGATTCGCTTAATGCTATTAGCCAAACCCTCTCTGCATTCGGCAACGAGAATAAAGGCTTGGCCATTGCGGCCTTGGCCATTGAGAAAGGTTCGGCTATTGCCAATGTCATCATAAACCTTCAAAAAGAGATGTCTGCAAATGCGGCCTTGGCTTTTGCTAATCCAGCAAACGCCGTGACTGGGGGTGCAGTAGGTATCGCACAAACCAAAGCCCTCAACACGATGGCCAAGATTCGTGCAGGCTTGCGGATTGCAGCCATTACGGCGGCAGGCATTCAAGCGGGCAAGGCCATCACAAGCGGTGGCGATTCAGGCGGTGCGCCCTCACCTGCTGGACCGATGCCAACAGGAGCGGGTGGGGCTGCTGCTCCCCCCATCTTCGCAAACCCTAACACGACCGACCTATCATCCTTTGGGAACAGCCAAGGCCAAGGGATGCAACCCATGCGGGCCTATGTGGTTGAGCGGGACATCCAGCAGACGACCAGCAGGGTGCGCCGCTTGTCCGAATTTGCAACATTGGGGTAGTTCCTACATATCCCCACATGGAACTTCCCGTGTACCGAATGACCGTGGACGAAGTGGACGAAGGCGTGCAATTCGTCGCCCTCGTTGATATGCCTGCGATTGAGAAACCCTTCCAAGCCTTCGCCAAGACCCCGCAAAGATTTGCCGAAACGGGTGAACGCAGGGTGCTGACTGGACCGCTCATGCTGGCCGATACGCCCATCTACCGCAAGGACGACACCTACGGGGAGTACTATGTTGTGTTTGACAAAGCCACCATCCGCAAAATCGTGCAGAAGTACTTCAAGCAGGGAAACCAGCACAATGTCAATGCCTACCACAATGCCGAACTCGATGGGGTGTTCATGTTTGAATCCTACATCACCGACACCGAGCGGGGCATCCTTGCACCCAAGGGCTACGAGGACACCCCCGACGGCTCTTGGTTCGGTTCCTTCAAGGTCGAGAATGATGAAGTGTGGGAGAACCGCCACGCCTTCAAGGGTTTCTCCGTGGAGGGGCTCTTTGGGATGAAGAACACGGGCACGGAATTAGAGGTCGCACTTGCGGGCCTCGCAGACGATTTGACCAACTTTTTGCAACATATCAACCCAACCTACAAATCCCTTTAATCTATGAACCTAAAAGCAGCCATTGACACTTTGCGGACTGAACTCCGCAAGTTCACAACCCAAAAGCAAGCCTTCGCCGACTACAAGTTGGTGGATGGAACCGTTGTCCGTGTGGACGGCGACCTCGTTGCAGGAACCGCCGTGTATGTCATCACCGAAGACGAAACCCTTCCCGCTCCCGACGGCGAGCATCAAGTGGAAGGCGTTGGTGTCATCAAGACCGAAGGTGGCAAAATCACCGAAGTCGTTGTAGCCGAAGCCCCTGCCCCTGCCGAGGAAGTCGCCGTGGCCGCTGAGATAACCCCCGAAGTTGCAGGCGAAGTGGTGAGTGAAATCGCCGAAGGATACCCGATGGTGGACCCCGCAATGGTGGAAGAAATCGTCAAGAAGCACCTCGTGTCCATCATGGAGGAACTCAAAGCCGCCTACGCTGAAATGGGCAAGATGAAGGAGAAGATGGCCGCATTTGCCTCGCAGATGGAAACCATGACCGACATCGTCGAGAAGGTCGCCGAACTCCCATCCGAAGCCCCCAAGCCAACCGCCTCCGCTATCGTGGAGCAGCGGAAGGCCGCTGCCCAGCAGAACTTCAACGCCCTCGCACAAGCAATCCAAAATCTCAAAAAATCCAATTAATCCTTAACCCCCCAAAAACAAAGCCATGGCTTATTCATTCGTTGCACCGCTGACTACTTACACCGAGCAGCAGCGCCTCCCCCTCATCACCAAGGCGGTATTCTCCGCCCGTTCCGCAGCCTTGTTCACCAAGCAGGTGGGCATCAAATCGTCTGCTGCACTTAACCTCATGGACACCGACGCAAACATTCAGTCGGGAACTGTCTGCGGTTGGTCTGCAACAGGTAACACTACTTTCACCCAGCGTAACATCACCGTAGGTGCAATGAAAATCCAAGAGGCCCTTTGTCCTCGTTCCTTGGAGCAGTACTGGATGCAGTCCCAGTTGACCGCTGGTTCAACTTATGACGGTGTTCCATTCGAGCAGGCATTCGCCGAGCAGAAAGCCCTCCGTATTGCCGAAGCGTTGGAGAACGCTATTTGGCAGGGCAACGCTTACTTCAGCGGTGTAAACCAATTGCTGAACGCTGCATCGGGTTCTACCGTTCTTGCTAACGCTTCCTCCACAACTTGGAACCCAGTATCGGCTTCCGTTGGTATCACGACTTCCAATGTCATCAGCATCTTTGACAAGGTTTACAACGATATCCCACAGGCCATCTTGACCCGTAATGACCTTGTAATCTTCTGCGGTTGGAACAACTTCCGCACCTTGATTGGAGCCTTCAAAGCCAACACGGGTGTGATGTATAACCAGGTGGATTTGCAGGGCCTTGCCGATGGCGACATCGTTTACCCAGGCACGAATGTCCGTGTCGTTGCAGTCCCAGGTTTGACCTCTACCAACCGCATCGTTTGCACCTACCTTGGCAACCTCTTCTACGGAACCGACTTGTTGAGCGACGAGGAGCAGTTTGAACTGTATTTCTCACGGGACAACGACGAGGTAAGATTCCAAGCCAGTTTTAAGGCCGCAACACAATTTGCGTATCCAGACCACATGGTTGACTTCCGCTTGGCCTAAGTGTAAGGGGGGAGGGAAACTTCCCCCCGCTTTTTTTAGTCTAACATAACCCTCTAAAAATACACTATGTCTTGCTCCCTAACTACGGGCTACGCCCTCGGATGCCGTGATTCAGTCGGCGGCATCAAAACTGTCTTTGTCCAATCCTTTAACGCCACAGGCTCCGTGAACACCAACGGCAGCGGAACGGTCACAGGCTTCACGGGTTTCTCATCGGGATTCTACGAATACGACTTGACCAAGGCCACCTCTTCAATGACG